CTCCCCGCCGTTGAAGTGTGTGGCTATTATTTAATATCATGCTCTGTGGGTATGACTTTCCAACCCTTATATGTGCAGCACCCATAGTTTCTTCCGAGCATCGCCCGTTTTGCTCCTGACAGTCCAGTACTTACATTTTTAAATTCTTTACTATCTGGCACACATCCAAATAATTTATCGCCGTTCTCCCGGAGCCAATAATTCAGAGAATGAAATTTATATTCTTTTCCATCTGGGCTAATCAAATGCCAGTCCTTCGCATTGACATTTGTCAAAAATTTACCGGATTTTGGACTTTTCTGTGCAGCGGGCGTTCCTAATGCGAGATTGGCTGTTTTCCCTTGCGCAGCTTTTCTGGTCCGGCTTTCTTCGCTCCATTTGTTCGACAGGCATGTATGTATGCGGGAACGATGAATCCTGGAGCATTCCTTTCCGCAAGTAACGGTTTTGTCGGACGGAAAACAAGGGAAAGTTTTTCCACATACGACACAAGTCTTGGTACTTTTTGGCGGCCTTTTAGACAAAATCACTCACCTCGCAGTCAAGTGCTTTTGCCAATGACAAGGCATTGCGCAGAGTCATATTTCCAAGGTCCCTTTCTCCAGATTCAAACTTTTGTATCTGCCGGATATTCATTCCTGCGGCGTCAGCTACTTGTTGCTGAGTCATGCCGGCTAGGGAACGTTGATACAATAGCTTGTTGATATTATTGTTATGGCAATCCCTTCCATAGCTGGATGCGGAGCAGGCCCCACATAGTCCATCTGTCCTGATGCAATCTGGGTATCTTTTCATGATTTTTCCTCCGATTTAAAACGCATTTCTTTTTTCTTGTGCAATATTTCAATGCGGTGTTTCCGGTAATACTGCTTATTATATTCTCTCATATCCTCAATTCGTTTTTCCCTATTTTTACGGTACGACTTTTCCCTGCTTTCTTTCTCCTTTTCAGGATTCTTCAGCACGTATTCACGTCTCCTCCGGTTTATGTCTAATCTTAGACCATCATGGTATGT